ATATAGTAAATGGAACTAGTGTTGCATTAGCTACATTAGTTGTATTTAAAATAAATTGAACTGTTCCGCCTTCGTTTATTGATTCACTGCTTACCGTAACACTATATTCGGCTGTCGGTACATCTATACTTGTGTCTTGTATTGTTAAAGTTGCGTTTACATTAAAATTGTCTAAAGACAACGTAAATACTTCTGTACCTTCAGTAGTATCATCAGCTAATACAAGAAAAGACGCTACATCAACTCCGTTTTCATCCAATACAAAGTTACCAGTTAACGAACCTGTATTTAAATCGCTTGTAGAAACGCCTGTAATTGTATATGGAATTGTTGTTCCTGATGCTACATTGCGTGTGCTTAAAGTAATTGTAAACGGCGATCCTTCGTTAACTGTAGCAGTACTTGCTGTTAGTGTATACAACGGATCATTTCCTGTTCCCTGTTCACTTAGTGATTGTAGAGTATTAAATCCTGGAGTTGGAACACTAACATTAGTTCCCGATGCTCGATAAATTCTTACTGAGTTTGTTAGCGTACCTGTGACGTTGTTATCAATTGAGTTATCGGTTGCAGAATCATTGAATTCAACATTAAACTGAAGCTGAGTGTCGCCTACGACCTTTGCTTTCACAGTAATTCTATTGCCTGCATATACACCACTGTAGTATCCCGTGCCCGACTTAAAGAAAATAGTTTGATATTCTTCGGTTAAGTTAAAATTACCAATCGGTAATCCAGTAAGAGTAGTGCTAGACGTACTATCACTGTCAAATATAATAATACCAACTTCATCTAGTAATGATGCCCAATCTTGACCTTTAGGTGTAGTTGCATTGACATTTGAAGGATCTATTCGTACTTGTCCTCCTGAATTAAAGAAGTGGCGCCTTGCGTCTGCATCATTAAAAGTAATTAAAAATGTATGGAAAACTTTTCCATTCCATACTGTTGTTCGTTGATTTGAATTCTCTTGCTCAAGTGTTGCTTGACTAGGATGTATCAGTTGTTTATCAACTTCAACTTGCTGCATTAAATCTTCAAAGTCGTCAATTCCCTTTTTAGAGCCTTCTGGATCGTCTGCTACTGTACCTTCATTAGTAACAGTAAAGGATGTTTCGTCTGCAATAACATTTAGATCTTCAATTACTTCTTTAATAGTTGAAATTGACGGATCACTAACGCCTACTTGGTGTATTCTAGCTTTTACTATATCTGTATAAATGTTATTTAAATGATCTGCATCTATAATACTGTTAGGAACAACTTGCACACTTGTAACTGTTTGACCGTATCCATTTTTTTCCGAGCCGTTGCCTAGGATTAATTCAATCCTAGACTGTAGGTTATTAATTCGTGCTGCTGTTATATTTGCCATTTTGCTACCTTATACTTTAAGTACGCATTCTACTAGTTTTTCGCCTTCGTCACTGTTACTTTCTAACGCAACGCCTACTAAAGATCCGCCGTTAATTGCAGTTCCAGCACATCCATTATCATTTACATATACTGCATCGCCCTTATTTACAGAACCAACAACACGTACTGGTAGTCGACCTTTAAGTCCAATGTATTGGCCGTCTGCTTCACTATTCATCATTAGTGCAGGATCAGTTGAAACTACACCAATTGCTACGCAACCTGAATTAACTGGTTCAACTTCTGCTTCGCCTCTGCCAACACAAACTACTGTGCCTGGAGCAAGTTCTTCTGCTGTAGAATATTTTTCTGCTAAGTCAGCATATCTTGCTTGTGTTGCTGTACCTTGGAATAAGTTTGCATTTATACTGCCGGTGGCGTCTCTAACAACAACAGTATCAGGAGTAGTTGCTACTCTAGCCGTCCTATAACTACCAGTACCATCTGCTAGTGTAGTAGTCTTAGATGCAACTCCAACAAAATTTGTTGCATAAATGTCATTCCATTGTAAAGAAGCACTTCCTAAATCATAAAGGTTAGTTGATGCTGGAAGCAACCCTTCAGCTGTCATTGTAGCTACATGTGCTAATGTACCATCTGATGTAGTATTTTTAAATTTAACCTTACTATTAATTCCGGTTGTATTTGCAATTACAGCTTCAACACCATTTTCGATAGATATACTTAGATCATTGCTGTTACCTATTACAATTCCAGCATCCGGAAAAGATACTGATGAATCAAATGATGCACCCGATTTTAAAACAAATTCTGATTTAGACGATCCTTCTAATCGATCCGCATCAGATGCAGTTCCAAAAAATCTATGTGTTGTTGAAGTTTCACCTGTTTCTGAATTAATAAGAGTAATACCGCGTTGTATAAAAGTAAACCCTGTAATTGGGTTTGTAATACTATCAAGTGTAAATAAATTTGGACTTATGATCATTACAACAGTATCATTCACTGTTGCTGTAATAATACTTTGAGCATTGCCTGTATCGTCCAACACTTGTCTGCTTTGCATTTGTGTTACGCCTTCGCCAGCATTTTGAGGGCCTATTAATATAAATGCTGCTCCGTTGTAGACATACAATTGATCGTTAGTATTGTCCCACCAAAAATCTCCATCTGTTAATCCAGTAGGTTCAGAACTTCCTATTTCTGCTCCGCCAGTTGTTCTCCACTGAGTTCCGTCATAAAATTTAAGTTTGCTGTTGCTGCTATCAAACCAAACTTGGCCACTTAAAGGCCTTGATGGTTGATTTGCCCCTGCAAAGTTTTCTAGCAGGAATAAAAAGTTTTCGTTCTGTATTTCGCCGTATCCAGCGTAATTTTTACCAATAAATTTAAGATCAGTTGTTTGGTCAACTGTTCCGTCTTCTACTGTTGTTAATAGTGTATTATTATATCTATCAATTTGATATGCCATTGTGTCTAGCCCCTAAAAGTATTACTATACTTATTTATTCTATTTTAAGGATACAGTGTATCGCTTGTAAAATCCCAATCTGTTCCGTCAGATGTAAAAACTAATATCTGTCTAGACGGTGTTAAAATTGCAGATCCAGACGCAGTAGTATTAGATACCACGTCTCTTATTACAGGTCCTTGACTACCATCAGCATAATCTACTTGCTGGAAGGATTTTTGTAGTACACCTGTGTTATTTTCTGATACTGTAATGCTAATGCCACTTACTGTTGCACCAGCATAGGAAGTTGCATGTATTTTTGCTACTTTTCCAGAATTTAAAGTTGCTGCTGGATATAAATCATTTAAAAATACTTTTACATTATCGTATAAAGTTGCGCCTGAACCTAGACCTGTAATATCCATGGAGAAAACAATTGTTTCGGTTGCAATTTGGTCGTCAACATAAAATTTTGTTGCTGCATCTTGGCTTGCTGTTGGATTAGCCATGCCTGTAATTTTTTGTAAATCAGTAATATGTATGTCGCCGGCAGCGGTGATATTTATACCTCTACCGTCACTATCTACAGCGTTTGCTGTCAAATTTAATGCTGTAGAACTTTGTAGAGTATTATTGTTAATTTGAGTAATAAAAAGACTTCCGACATTAAGATAATCTAATTGTCCAAGTTGTGTTAATCCTCTAGCATAAACAACTGTTGATCCTAATGTGTCATCTAATAATTTAGATACGCCGCCTATTTTATAGCTATTACCTGTATTATCTATATCAAAGTTTACATTCGAAGTCCACGCATTAGTTGCTGTTTTCCATTCTAATGTTTTGTTAGAAGTACTTGCTAAAACAGTAAGTCCAGCACCATCTACTGCTGAATCGTCACCATAAACTCCACCGTTTACATGTGCTAAATCTATATTTTTATCTTCAACAAGTAAAGTTGTTGTTTCTACAGTAGTAGAGTTTCCTTCAACAACTAGGTCACCTGTAACACGCATAGTTCCATTTACGTCTAGTGTATACTGAGGAGTATTAGTAAAAATACCAATCTTTTCTTCTGATGCATCTATATAAAGAGCATCAACAATCAGCGCACCTGCTGGTGTAGTTCTTACTCGTAAACTTAAATCATGATCTAATAATTGATTTTCAAAATAAAATCTAGGGCCAACTACTTTTTGTACATGGTTTTGTGATAGCCCAACTGTAATACCGCCTGAGTTTTGAACAGTTAGTGTTCCGACTGTAACTCCATTTGCGTCTGATGGTAAAAATTGATCAGCTGTTCTAGTTACACCAGTGCCGGTAATAAGAGCGTTGGCGCCGCTAGCTGTTCCAAAAAACTTAAAGGTATCAGGTTTTATCACATTAATACCTTCGTAAATTATTCCATTCGGATTATCACTTGTAATAAGTGCTTCTATTCTTTGACTGTATACCGGAGTAAATGTAAGAGCACTTAATATCGCAGTTCTTTCGCCGCCGACATATAAACTTGCTACTGTTCTTGATCTTGATTGACTGTCAAGTATACTTTCAATTTGAAATCCACTAGTTCCTTGTGCTTGTGTATAACTAGGACCGACTAATATAAGGTCAGTGCCGTCATATGCAAAAAGTTGATTTTTAAGATTATCTATCCATAAATCTCCGGATATTAATGACGGTTGTGTGTCTTGCACATACGGGCCGCCGCTAGCTTTCCATACTGTACCGTCATATACACTTAAACGTTGTGATGATTGATCGTACCAAACTTGGCCTGTTAATGGATTACTAGGAGCAGCAGTACTAGAAAAATTTTCTAAAAGTTTTATAAAATTTTCATTAAAATGTTCGCCATAGCCTGTGTAGTTTCTGCCTACTAAAGTTAAGTTAGTCGATGTTTGATCTATTTGGCCATCTATTAGCTCAGTTAGTAATGCTCCGTCAGTTTTATTAAGTTGGTAACTCATTTTATTGTCCAGTATAAATTATATAGTTAATAGATAAGTACGGATTCATTATATTAAATTGTTGTCCAACGTTATCTGATTTTATTCCGCCACTTGCTGGATATGCTTGGGTTCCGCCTGTGCCTGGATCGATAGTAAAAGTGATCGCTTCCTCGTCTACTGGTTCTCCAGATCCAACACGCAATCCATAATATTGTGTTCCGCTCGGTGCTTCCATGTCATGTTCGTGATCAGGAAGATTTTCTGTGCTTATAAATCTTTCTTCTGCGCCAGCGTTCCCGCCAATCGCATCAGCGGCAATATCAGTAACTCTGTCTGCAGATACGCCTCCCATATTATCTGCACCCATTGCAAATCGTCCTCTCAGGTCTGGTAATGCAAAAGAATTGACGCCTTGATCTGATAATAACGATGCATCTTTAAAATTAAACCCAATTGAATTGAATAGCTCCGTGTAATCGGATTTCAATACTTCGGCGCCATTGCACAATAGCCATCCTGTTGGGGCTTCGATGCCTCCATATGGCATAATAGATCCTGCAGGCACTAGTGGTATTGTTTTGAGTAAATTACGTTTAGATATTTTATAAACACCGGTAGTACCTGAGCGTTTATTTAACAAAAGCTCGTCTTGATTGTCAGCATCGTAAATTGTATCTTTTCTAGAAATAAAACTATTAGAAATTGTTACATCAAGTTGTTTCAATGTTCCGCCTGTTTGTCCGTCAAAATCAATACTACTTGGTTCAACATCGCCTATTAACGCAAAGGTAGTAGCACTTACAAGTCTATCTGCACTACCTGCTCTCCCTGTAACTGTTCCGTTTACATTACCTTGCAAATTTCCTACAAAGTTATTTGAGTAAACTTGATCAAATTTTAAACTCGGAGTACCTATATCTCTCGTTCCGGACCCATCTGGGATAATATCTGCAGTTGTTACGGAACCGCCTATAGTTATGTTGCCTCCTACATTTAGGTCTAATCCTATTCCAACACCACCTGTGGTTACTATTGAGCCAGAGCTAATATCGCTACTTGGTATATTATTTTCTACGATAATTGTGCCTGTTTGTGGAGACCCGTCTCGTGGGCGCACTTTTATATCGCCTTTGACATCTAATTCTGCCTCAGGTCCTAAGTTGTTTACTCCTACAAAACCTGCGCTATCTAAACGTAGTAATGTTGGAAATGCTGTTGACGTTTTTAATCTAAAATCTATGTTAGATCCAGCAATACTTTGAGAAACTACAGCAGCTTCATTCTCTATAGATAGTTTTAATTGATTGCCCGAACCAATTTGTAATCCTTCGTTGTTTTTTATAGAAAGATCAAAATTTGTTTGGGTAGGCGTATCTGCTCTTAAAAAATTACTCGCAGGAACTTTTCTTCCTGCAATTACTAATGATTCAGCCTTTTCTGATAAACCATAATATTTAAGTTCTTCACCTACAAGTAATTGACTTGTAATATTCATACCTGCTTTAATGCCTGTTCTAAATCCAACAAGTGTTATTTTTGGTACAAATGATTGGTCACTTAATATAATAACTGGCTGTTCTTTAATTTTTAAAATTAATACTGTATAAGTAACATCATCATCGCCTATAATTTCTTCACTTGTTGCGCCAGTAAGTAATCCATCACTAAACTGTGGGCCGACTAACACCCAGCCGGCACCAGTAAAAAGATATAGCTGTTGTGATTCTGTATTAACCCAAACATCTCCTGCTATACTATTTGACACTTCAGGTTGTGTAGATGATTTTTTTAAACCGCCACTAGCAGTCCATGTTGTTCCGTCATACAATTTTAATTGATTAACACCGTCGCTAGTATCATACCATAGTTGTCCTTCAACCGGACGTGCAGGAGCATTAGCACTTGCAAAATTTTCTAATAAGTGTAAAAAGTTCTCAGAAACTGCCTGGCCGTATGATGTAACATTCCTACCAGGAAGGGTAATACTAGTTTCTGTATTTAATGTAGCATCTTCAACTATTATTGAACCTTTATTAATACTGTCTGTATATTCTATTTGATATGGCATTATATTATCCTGTTAAACTCTGCACTCTTACGGTGTAATCAATTTGAATTAAACGGTTAAGTGACTTTTGCACAGGATGGAAAATAACATGTGTTAGCAATCTGCCTGTACCGTTTGGACTATAACTTTTCAAACCAAGTTCGTCAAAAACATATGATTCGTTTTGTGATGCAGCAGTATCAAATGCTTGTTGTCCATTAGGTTCTCCGTAATCTAACAAACAGCTTACAAGTATATCGGTATAATTTGTTCCGCTTACATGTCTAGTTTCTATTTTATTTCTAGTAGGATCTAAATTATTTACACTTCTGTCATCTACTACTTTAGTATATGTTTGATTATATAAATTTGCATTAGTTCCGGTACTGTTGGGTGTTAGATACGTAATAATACCTGTAGGATCTATGCTGGTTCCACCATTACCTAAGCTCATTTCGTAAATAAATCCTTCTCCAGCATTAGAAAGGCTTTCTGCTAATGCTATACTCATATTTTCATAATGTATAGCATTTCTTTTATCTATATAAATTTCGCTTGTATCTGGATCAAATATTTTAATGTGACCCTGTACTAATATTCCGTGATTATCTTGCATCATATTATCCGTTTTTCCTATACTGTATTTATTCAGGTT